TATTATCACCATCTTGACCTACAGACCCATTTGTTCCACTATAACTAACATTAACAGCATAACTTTCATTTAAAGTAATGTTATCTAAAGCATTTATAGTTACAACTCCTCCTGGATCTATAGTTTTTAATATATTATTTGTAGATGCTTCCATATTATCTATGTAATCCCAAACTATATATAATTTCTTAGTTAAGTCTCCATCTCTCTCATAAATAAACTGTATAAAGTTTTCATCATCAAGTGTATCTGGAATTATATATGTTGCAGAAGCTAAAATCTCTGATGCATCTAAAGTATCTGATGTTATTATATATCCTATTTTATTACAAAGAGTAAATTCTCCACTACCTTTAATTGATGAAACTCTAAGTAAAGAACCTTCAATAGGTATTGGTCCATCACTTTCCATTCCTGTTTGAGTTGAAAATCTAGTAAGACCACTAGAATCAAATACATCTGTATCATAAGACCCACCACTATATCCATAAGTAGAATCTACCCAAGTATATTGGTTTTTCATAAATCTACCTGCTTCAAAACTATCATTAACTACTAAAGTTATAACTTCTAATTCATCTGTTCTTGGACATGAGTTAGAGAAAGATACTCTAGAATCAATAGTTCCATTGTTTGCAATATATACATTTGCGGTTTCAACTGTAGATCTTCTTGTAATAACTATGTTTCCATCTTCAGACAACCCAACATTTTCAAATTGGTCATCTCCTATAGTTACAGTTACATCTAACTCTCCAACAGGTATATCATATTTAAAAGTATAATCTCCTATTTTATTTCCTATGTTTATATCGTAAGTTATACTTCCTCCAGCAGGTATTAATAATTTACTCACCTCTTGATTACATCCAATTTTCAAAGTATCAATTTGTTTCACCTCATCAGTAAACCCTACAATGTAATTATCGTAAGAAGGATCAAAACCTCCAATTATAAATTTAGAACTATAATCTCTTAAGTTATCTCTAAACCAATCTTTCATTCCGTATCTTGAGATAGGCTCTAAACCATCTCCTCCTAATCTTAATATAACGCCTTTAGGTTGGTCAGCAAAGTAAATATTATTTGCATAGTTAGAAAAAGTCTCAGGATTTGTTCCTATACCCCATTCTCCAATGAAAGGTATCTCTTGACCTAATACTTGTTCTACAGAAGTAATTTGTCCTCCTCCGACAGCATCAGATAATAGGTTTTTATTATATAGTATCTTATGTAATTTATCCTCTTGAAATACAATTAAATCTGTATCTCTTGAAAATATCTTTTGTATAGTTCCGTACTTATCATCTAAGTCTTTATAGTTTGATCTAGATAGATTAAACTCATTTAAAGAGTTGTAGTTTGTTGTTTTCTCAAACCCTCCACTATATGTTAATGATGCTATATTCCTTCTTTCTTTATACCCATCTAATTCAACTGCATTTGGTCTTGTATTGGTAGATAAGAAGTTTGCATTAAATAAATCTTTAACTATATAACTTTCTGCACCATTACCTTGAGTATAACAATTAAAGAATGATAAGTTTAATTTTGCATTTACTGCACCATCTTGACTTATATCTCCAGTTACCGAAGAGTTAGATAAGTGATTTCCATTAGAATCTATTAAGTAAGTATCAGGTGTCTCGTAATAAACCTCTGATGTTTTATCTTTAGGGTCTGTTTCAAATATAACAACTCCTGATGCTGATAAAATATTTATCTCACCATCCATGTAAGAAGGAGCATTAGTAAAAATCTCAGTAATACCAGGGATTAAATTCCAAACTCTTAACATATTAGCGTAAAGTCCCGTATCGTTATCGTTAAGTTGATAATGTGTAAAAACTCCTAATCCATTAGCTTCAGTTTCAAACCAAGCTTTAAAACTTGGATAATTATTTTGAACCGAATATTCTTTTGTAAATTCTCTAGGGTCAGGACTAGTTATTCTGTTATTACTTATATTTATGTTTATTTTACTTCCAGCAGTTATTGGAAGTGGAACATAAGATGAAGTTAATTCATCATATTTAGCAACACGAATATATAAAAAATATGAATCTACTCCTCCATAACCTTTTACGTTTCTTTGAGAAAAATTTAAACTTACAAGTTGATTATTATATACGTCTCCATAATTTTTTAATTTCATGTAATTACCAGGAAATTCTTTAGATGGATTAATAGATTCATCTATAAAATTAAAAGGTTGTTGTTTATATTCTAAAACTTCCGTTTTAAATAAACCTTGATTTACGCCATCAATATTTTTTTTAATTATTAATGAATCTCCATCTTTAACTTTATTCTTATCTTGACCCTCTAATTTAAACCATACATGATTATCGTCTCTATAAGCTACAATTCCATATATTGTTTGGTAGTCTAACTTACTATCTTTAACAAATACTTTATATTTCTTTGCCCAAACAGGTGCTTTATGCTTTATATTTAAAACTAAAGTATTTTTTGTTACAGAGTTTAAGACTGGAATAAAACAATTATTTGTTGAGTTTAATTGATTAGTTATAACAGTTGAATATCTTCCATCATCATCTAAATAAATAATACCAACCTCATAGCTTCTATTACTCTTACAACTTGAATAAGCATTACCATTAGATAGTGTTACAATATTTGTATCTGAATATATAGAAAATAACTCATAAAGATAAGTAGGAGTGTTACTTATTTTATATCTTATGCTAGGTATTCTTATTCTTATTTTAGTTATATCTGAACTTGCTAAGATTTCAAAAGGATAGTAAGTAGTCTCTAAATTTGAAATAGGAGCAATACTGCTAGTATCATAATTCTTAAAATTAATTGTACATACATTTGCTATAAAGTTTTGAAACTCTGGAGAAGTTTGTAAAGCAAGAGCATTTGAATATGTGTTCTCTAAAAATAAAGATTGTTCAAATAAATAATTACCAAAAAACGGAGTTGGACTTGTAGATCTAAAAGATATAGTTAATACCTCTCCTTTTTTAATACTAGAAGAAGAAAGGTCTAATTCTAAAGTATCATTAGTGTTTGTAGTGGTTACTCTACTAGATGGAACTGCTATACTAGATAATGATTCACTTTTAAACGTTACATTGTAATCTATATCTATATTATTTCCTAAAGAATTAACTAAGTCTCTACCCTCTACATAATTTCCATATATCAATCTATTTCCAATAAATTCTTGTGCTTTTGCAACTATAGGAACATTATCAAACAGTCTATTCACTTCATCTTCTGGAAGTACAGAGTAAATTTTATTATTAGAAAACGTAAAAGATTTTTCATCTTCATTGTTCCAAGAAAGTTTTCCTTTATTAAAAGTATCGATTATCCAGACATTGTTGCTATTACTTTCTTTAAATACTAATTGAACATCAGTTACGTTTCTATCTCCTGTCTTAAATTTTATATTTACTGCATTAAATAAATTAACCATTCCTAAGTTTTCATTGGTTTGATAATCTAAATGAAACTTTCCAGGATAGAATTGTGGGTTTGAAAAAGTAGAGATAGCAGAATACTCTCCATCTAAATACTTCCATCTATAACCAAAAGATAAAAACCTCTCTTTAATATTATTCTCACTACCATCTCCAGTAATTGTTGGAGTGCATATAGGAGCGAAATGAGGCTGTCTTTTATATAGACTTATATCTTGTGAAGAAAAAGTATTTATCGAGGGTGTAGATGGTCCGTATGTCTTTGCTGTATTTACATTTATGCATCTAATACCATTAAGGTCATCAGTAAAAACTAAAAGAGTTTCTTTATTGAATGAATTGTATATTACATTAAATCCAGTTATCTTATATTGTTTATTGAAGTTAAGGACATTATTAGACCCAGTTCTAGTATCTTCTAAAACTGTAGATATTAATCCACTATTTAATTGGTCGTACTCAAAAATATAACTAGCTCCTGAATTAGTTGCTACACACCAATATATCTTTTCATTACCTTCATCAGATGCACTACCAATAGTTTCTGCATCACTAGGTAAAGTTAAATAAGATAGTTTATCCAATCCAAAAGAGTTTTGAACACTACCTACTTGAGAGTCTTCAGAATTAGAAACCAATACATTAAAAGCATCTATATATTCCCCTTCAGGTATTAAACGGACATCAAAGTCCTTATTCATTTTACCTTGTACGAAATTCTTTTTTAATTCACTCATATATGTTACTTAACCCAATTAGTTTGACCACGCATTGATTGTAGTATCTCATCATAACGAACATTCATCATTCTGATTTTTGTATTGTTTCTAATAGCTTTAAACTCTGTTTTTGCTCTCTGAACTACATACTCTTGAACTCCATATTTATTTGAAAGTATCTCATACTTTATGTATTGGTATAAAAACTTTTCACATAATTTATTTATTTTAATCTCGTCTTCAGCTAAATCAGAAAGACCATCAGATATATACTCCATAACTATTGTTCTGCTTTTAACATCACTACTAAATCTTATAACTCCTAAGTTTTTATCTATAACGTATTTCCCATTTTGATTTGCAGTTTTTCCATCTAAACCAAATCTACTTCCGTATTGATATAAACTACCACTATCATTTAGATTATTTGATTTAGGACTTGCACTATTAATCTCTGTTAAAGAAGTTGCCTCTAAAGCATCTCCATTTTGGTCAAATAATATCTTAGCATTCTGGTCTTGTAAATAAGCTGTTGCAATAGTACTTTGATTATTTATAACCATTGGTCTTAAATTTCCATCATCATCTACCCAACTAATCCTAACATAATTAACGTAATCTTTAGGAAGAACCATTGTTAAATTATCAGGAATATCTAACTCTAATGCTTTAACTTCTTTAGCAACATCGTAATTTAATTCTTGAAGACCTCTTTTAGCATGAAATACTACTTCATATCTCTTGCAATCACTAATTACTTTATCATCTCCAACATACATTAAATAAAATTTGTTTATTACATCTTTAAGTAACGTGTATTGGTATTCTCCCCAGTTTTCTTCTTCAGGAGAATTACCTGCGTTCTCATAGTATTGATAATCTGTTAAAAAAGTAGACATATATTTTTTTTGTTTTATTTATTATTATTGTTGCTCTTGATGGTCTTGAACTTCAAAAGCTGTAGCTGCTTGAACTATATCTGCCTCTCTAATATTAAGACCACAGTATTTTAATATTTTTATTATAATCTCAAACTTATCATCAAAACCAATCTCTAAATCTTGGTATCCAGGAAGTGATGCGTTAAATATAGGATTATCTCCTACTACAGTATATGTCCAGTTAGGATCTTTAGGATTTCTGAAGTAAGTTAGTTTAACGTTTGTATGTATAGTATCTGGAAAAATTCTATAAGTACTCCCATATTTTATGTAAGTTGGATAGAAAACATTATTACCTGAAAAGTCATCTTGTAAATGATAGTTTATTTTATCTCTATCTAATAATTCTACTTCTCTTCCATTGTAAGTTAAATTAATAGTGGTATATAAATCAGAGGGTTGATTAAAAACACCATTAATATCATCGTAAGTTAAAGTCGTTGGAGCAGAAATGAACGTATCCATATTCTCTCTCGTCTTTCTTAATATTTGTTTATCATTTGCTCTAGCGATTCTAGACACAGATGCTTTATTATAATCATAAAAGTAATCATCTACAATGTCTTGTTGTGCTTGTTTAGCAAAAGTATTAAACTGTAAAGGTGTAATATAACCACGACTCTCCTTATTTAGAATGAATCTTGTTATGTTATAAATGTCGTTTATCATTTTTATGTATTTTGTGCAAAGTTACTAAAAAAAAAGCACCCCTATTATAGAGGTGCTGTATCTAGAGAACTATGAAAAGTCTTTTATTTATCCTAATTTATTTGAGATATTACTTAAAACATCCATACCTTCATCAGTCATAAAGAATGCAGATAATGCACTATAAGCGTTCTCTCCAAATGGAACTGTGATTATTTTTTTATTTTTTCCTTCTTTCTCATTCCAAGAAACTGTTCTTCCATCTTCTGTTATAGAAATGATACCCATATCAACCGCTCTTACAGCAATGTTTCTAAGTTTCAAACTCTCATCATTAACAAGAGACATAAACTCTTTAGGGTTGTTTCTTGCATAGATAAGCATATCACGTCTTAACTCTGCTGAAGACATATTATCTACCTTGCTCTTCAAAAGAACTCTTCCTACAGCCTCTAAATCACCAATAGGCATTTCTTTAACTATAATCTGAGCATCTAATTGAACCATTTGTAAATCATACTCTTCATTTGCTACTTCTTCAGCATCAAATTCATAATACTTAACGTTTCTATCTGGATGATAAATAGAAAGAAATCTTTGTAATTCTACTTGTTCTTTCTTTACAGATAGTTTACCATTCTCAAAAATGATTGGAGGACATATTGCATATCCATCTTGCTCTTCTAAAAATGGTGATTCTTGGTTATCACTCCATCTTAAACTTCTATTTCTTTTTCCATCAAAATATAAGAGAGGACTGTTAGCTGAGTGTTTAGTTCTCAACATTAAAGTAATTGGTGTATAATTACCTGTTAAAAGATATAATCTATCTTTACTTTCAAAAGTGTCTAAAGCAGATGTGTTTGCCTTAGCTGTGGTTGTTGCTTTCGCTGCCATATTAAATTAAATTTTAAATTCCATGCAAAATTACATAAAATAATTATAAAGTTTTTAAACATAAAAAAAGAGGAGGAAATTAATCCCCCTCTTAAAAATATATCTATTTTGTATAACTTACGGTTTGAAAATCATAAAGTTATTAGCTCCTAATACCACTAATGCTCTTTCAGATAAGAAATGAACAGCCATGCTATCTACATCTGTATTAGTTGCTCCACCAGCAGAACCAACAATCCAAGATTTGTATTTACGGTCTTCAGTTTCAGATTTTCTGTAACGAGTATGTAAGAATGGTCTCTTAGCATTTTTACCTAATACTTGATCGTAAACTGTTAATGTACCAGCAGGAACTAAAACTCCATTTGTTGTATTAACTAAACCACCTGTAGTAGCATCGTTTAAGTATTTCCAATCAGCTTTGTAGAAATCATATCCTAAATTAAATCCTTTGAATCCTAAGTTTAAAGCCATATCAGTGTCATTATCAAAAAGACCATAAGATGCAGCACCAGTAACACCATTAACATTTAATGAAGCTAATGTTTTATCAATATCAAAAGATAAAGTACGGTTTACAAAAAGAACATTCTCTTGAATTGCTCCCTCTTTGTCTAATACTTTGATTATGTTTTCAAGATCAACTCTATCAGCGATTGAACCTGTACCTACATTTCCTCTATTATTGATTTCATAGAATAAACCTTTAGTACCTTTATATCCAGCAGTTAAAGCAGCAGAACCCGACACAGCCGGCTCACCTTCAATCATAGAAGTTTCTAAGTAATCTTCAAAACGCAAACGAGTTTCGTGCTCTGATTTCAAATACCATAAATATCCAGTTGCTCCATTTTCAGTTGTAACTTCAATCCATCCGATTTGAGCCATGTCTGAACCATTAACTTCATATTTATCTTTGATGATAATTGGAGTTGTGTCAAGAATTTGAGATTCAGCTTCAACAGAACCAGACATTCCAGCTGTTCCTTTTTTAAATTCAGAACCATAAACAAATAAACTAATTGCTCCAGCAGTAGCAGAAAGTGCAGAGATGTTAGCAGCAGAGTAAGCTTGTACAGTAAGAACAGTAAAATCAGAACTTACAACAGTAACTATTACTTTAATAGTAACACCAGCAGTATCTTTAAGGATAAGTGTTTGTCCAACTCTTACAGAAGGGTATCTAGTAGTAGCAGTAGTACCTGTAGTTGGTGTGTAAAAACTTTGGTTAGAATCTAAAGTAATTTGATTAGTAGCAGTTTTACTTGCAGTACCAAAGATGTGTAAACGACCTTGCTCACTCCATTTAATCATATCTGAAGTAGAAGGCATTTCAGCTCCAACCATTCTTAAGAATGAAGATACAGAGCGATTACCGAATCGTTCAAATTCTTTCTCATAAAGATCTGGAAGTTCGTGTGATAAAAAGTCGTATGAACCTACATAGTTAGTAGATAATGTCGCTTGAATTGGTGCAGGGGTCAATAATGGATTTCCTCCAATAGTACCAGCTGCAAAATTAATTGTGTTTAATGCCATTTTGTTTTAATTGTGTTTAATGTTAAGTTTTTTATTATCGTCTTTTAAATTTTAAACCTCCATCAAAAGCATCATTATTAACAACTCTCATTTTAGGACCTCCACTATTATCTGTAATATCTTTAGAATCTCTAACATTCATATCAATGTTTTTCATTCCTTTAATTACATTATTTGTAGAATCTGCTTTACCTTGTTCGTAAAAGAACTTAGCAAAACCATCTGGGTCTCTAAACATTGCTAAAGCTTTATGATAACTATGTGCATCTTTCAATACGCCATTTTCATCTAAATGTTTTTGAATAACACCTGAAATATCTGATTGAACCGTTTTGGTCTCACTAATATCTTTTGGTTTATAAACTTGTTTCTTATCTCCTAAGTTAAATTCAAATCCTTTGAACTCATCAGAAAATAATTGAGAAGTTTTTTCATCAAACACTTTTGCTTTAGCCTGAGCAATCTGTTCTGATTGTTTTGACTGTGTTTCGTATTCTTGATAGAAACTAAATGCTTTCTTATAGTCTTCTGTAACTTCAGCTGCTTTAGACCCTAAATCAACTTTATATTGTTCTTTCAGACCATTTAGATACTCTTTAGCTCTAAACAATTCTTCTTTTAAAGCCACTTGTTTTTTCTTAATGTCTCTATCATCATCAATATCTTCATCAAAAGAATATTCTTCCTCTAATAAATAACTAATGTCTTCATCATCAAGATGTGGCTTCGTTTGTTTGTAGTACTCTTTTAATGTTTCAGTACTATCTGCTTTATCCCAGTCTTTATTAATTTTAATATAGTTATCAACACCATATTCCATTAATCTTTTTACATCCTCTGGAAGTTCAGCTTGTTTTTCATTTTGTGTAAGAACTTCATCTAACGATGCGTACTCTTTTTGATACCTATCTTTTAAATAGTTTAAAACTCTAGCATCATCTATGTCAAGAGTCTCTTGTGTATTAATTTCATCAGCAGAATTGTCTTGTTCTAAACCTGCTTCAAAATTGTCTTGAATCTCTTGTTCTTGTTGTTGAATGGATTGAGGCTCTTCAGCATCTACCGCTCTAAATGTCATTCCCATAATATATTTGTATTAAATTAAATTTTTTGCAAAGGTATATAAATTATTTTTATTCAACTTTGAATAGGTCATCCATACCACCCAAACTATCTTCCTCATTAAAATCTATAGGACTTAAATCTTGTTGTCTTTGATTTATCATCTTACTTTGTTGAGTAGCTTGTAGTTTAGTTCTGGTATCTTTCCTATCTTCTTTATCCATATCTTTCTTATGTAATAAATCCATCTCAGCTTGTTTTACTTGACCACTAAAGCCTTGTTGTAATTTTATAAGCTCTGATTTATATTGAAACTCCATCTGCATTTTCTCCATCTCCATTTGATGTTTCATTTGCTCTAATTGTGCATCACTTTGAGATTCAGCCTGTATAAGTTGAAGTTTACCTTGAGAAGTAGCTTGAGCAAGTTGTGCTTGACTTTGTGCTTGACTCTGCATTGTCTTAGCTTGTAACTCGTGGTCTCTCTCTTCTTTACGTTTCTTTTTAACCTTTAATAATTGAGATGCTATTTTAACATTCTTAACGTTTCTAATATCTATTGCATCATCTATATCAATTTTACCTGCTGCTAAAGCTGCTTGAATATTTTGGTTTAATAACTGAGTCTCTTCTTCATCAGGCATCAATGTTATATAAATACCAAAGTTATATAAATGTAAATCTTTAATCTTATTAATTACATCAATACTTCCTCCACCAATCATTAATGCAAAATCATCACGCATATCAGAGTACTCTAATAAATCAGACATTCTGTAGCAAATACATTCAGCAATCCTTCTAGTCATAAATAAACCACTTTGAAGAATATGTCTTGTAGCAGTGTTAGAATTTAATGCAGCTAATTTTTGAAGACCAACTAAACTATTTTCATCTGGCATACTTCCATCACGAGCCTCATTAAGACCTGTGCTTTGACGAATCATATCAAGGTAATGATTATACATTCCAACTAAACTTTGTATCTTAGCATTAGCACCTGAAGCAGTAAGCTCTTGGATTGGCATACGAGCATTATTAAACTCACCATCTTCAGTATAACTTCTACCTACAACAGATCCTGTTTGGAAATACAAGTTTAATGCTTGTTCTGGAGTATAAGTTTGACCATTCCCTAAATTGACACCATTTAATCCATCTATATCTAAGAACACACCATCAGGTTTCATTCCAGAAATAACTTGTTGTAATTTTAAATGCGTAAGTTGTATTTGGTCTGCAAAAGGAATCATTCTTTTAACTAATGAATCTATTGCTCCTCTATACATTCTTGGTGCTGACATTATGTATGGTGGGTAAACTTTAGATATAGAAGATTTAGGTCTAACCATATTTTTCATTACCTCCCATTTAAGAAGATAATTAGTACCCATAACTAATATACCTTCAAACCAAACATCTATTCTTTTAGATATTTTTTCAAATTGAGCATCATCAGTTTTAGGTCCTTGAAAATTATCATCTCTCTGTATTACTTTATCACCACCATTAACATTTTTCTTTTTCTTATATACTACGTTTAAATCACTTTTATATGAAAAGAATAATAATGTTGCAGAATTATTTCTAATATTACCACCTAAAATTGTACCTCCCTGAATGTTTTGATAAGCATCCCATTTAGAAGCCAATTTAGAAATCTCTTTAATTTCCTCTTGAGTTAATTTAGGATTTAATTTTTTAAGTTCTGTAATAGGAACGTTTTTAACCTCTCCAAAATAATAACAATCTTGAAACGTAGGGTCTTCAGTAGGACTAAAAACCATATTTGCAGGATCGCAATACTCAACTCTAATTCCGTTATGAGTATCGAATGAATGCCTAACAGATGAAACACCCAAAATAACCTGGTCTTCATCAGTTCTTCTTTTTATTAAATCGTAGTTATTAAGATTTAAAACATTCTCAATAGCTTTCTCTTCAGCAATCTCAATTTCATCTTTGTAGAATTCCATGTGCAAATCAAGCTCTTGCTTGTTCTGTGGCATTTCTTCCTCAGGAATTGGATACATATCAATACCTAATAAGTTTTTTGCATCCTTTAATAGTGGAGCAGCAACCATAGCTTTTTCAACCTCAGTTTTATATTTATTCTTTTTATCTGAAGATATATTATCTACTGCCTCTGCTTTAACTTCGTATTGTCTAGTAGACATTCCATTAACAACTATATCAACAAATTTTGGTATAATTGGAAGTGGAGTCCAATCTAAATTAAGATAAGAAATATCTCCATTAACAGACATCTCTTTTTTATATTTTTGAACCGATTGTTCACCTCTTGCATATAATCTTAGTTTATGAAAGTGGTCTCTTGTAGTATAAAACCTTGAACCATTCAAAGAAGTTTTTCTAAACCACTCACTTTGAATACTTTGAGCCACACTCCTACCATAATCTTCACTTTTCTTAATCTCATCTGTTGCAAGTTGATCAGGAAAATATACGTTAGGCATCGTTAAATCTTGATTCATATATATTTTTTTATTTTAGTAATTCGCTATGCATTCCTTTATTAGAATATCTTGCAAAATTAAACATTATTTCGGTATTATTTCTGATGGGTTTAGTAATGTATGTTTGGTTAGCCATAATTGCAAGACCACTACTAATAGTTGCATCAAATTTAGTACGATTAGCTATATCAAAATTTGCCCAATCTAAAAGTGTTCTATTAAAATACATTGCTCCTACACTTCCTTCCTCTCTAAACTCTCCACTATAATCTATTCCTACATACTGATTGATATAAGCTTCAATAGCATTTGCTTGTAATTCAATAGTTTGTGTAGATGATGGAATACCTCCTAATTCTTTCTCTGAAGATGATAAATCATTTTTATGCTTGTCAGGTCTGTTTAAAGAAAAACCACGATAACCTCTATTAGTAAAATACTTTAACTGCCCCACTTTATTGTTCTCAATTAATATAGGCATACCATAGAATACACAAGCCATTAAACAATTCTCATAGAACTCTTCAGATGTTCTTGGTCTTGCTATATATTCTAAAAAGAAATGATTACTTGGAGCATCATCCATATTAAATTTAGTTAAACCGTGAAAAGAACCTTTAGATCCTCCACCTCCAACTACACCTGATATATCATAAGTATCACAACCAAAACTCCCTATGTGTGCATTTCCTGGAAAGTTCTTTCCATTCTTTACCTCTATTTTATTACGCATCTCAGGTTTTGGAATCCATGTTACTTTAAAATCTCCATCATTACAAGGAGTCCATATAACTTGCGTGTCTTTAACACCATTTCTCCATGAGAATTTACCTGAAGTAATTACTCTTGCATGTTCTAATCCATCGTTATAATCTATTTGCTCGTATATCTTTGATAGGTCAAATAAGCTATTCTTAGCCTCATCACGGAATGCGTGTCCTTCTGTTCTAGGGTTTTGTCTATAGAACTCATTTAACGCATCAGAATCTTTCTTTAAAGCTTCTACACTATTCTCAAAGTAATCTAGTACTCCATCATATATAAAACCTCCTTGAATATCTTGAACAGGTTTATCTAACTTTCTAAATACAGGAAATCCATAAATATCAATGTATCCCTCAAAGTTCCATTCCATTGGTATGAACAAAGCATAAAGACCACTCATTGTTCTTCCATTCTTATCTCTTTTAGTTACATCGCTATTATAGTATAGTTTTTTAAAGTTATCACCTCCATTTGCTTGAGAGTTACAAGTGCTACCCATCATACACTTTCCTATAAGTTTACGACCAACCCTTAAACAAGTTTGAGTTACTTTCCAGTTATTAAGAATGTTATTTGGTCTTAACCATTTTCCACTTTCATCGTGTACTAATAATTTTAACTTTTCCCCATCATAAGAGTTATCTCCTGTATTTGCCCAGTCAATAGAAGTATCTAATCCTTCCATCTCATCTTGAGCATCAGACATGTTATTCTTTGTTATTTTAGATGCTGGAACACGGTAAGATATTTCTGTCTTAGGTTTATCCATACCATCCATAATAGGTTTAAAAAAGAAAGGGTAATTACTTGAGATAGGAACTACTTTATCTGTAAACATTTTTTTTGCATCACCTCCTGTTTTTGAAAGAATACCTAACCTACTATCTTTTGAT